GAGGAGTGCCAAGCGATCGGTCGGTGATCACGATAGCACCCACTCCACGGCTAAACCGGGGAGGACACCCACAGGAAGCTGTGGCTCAAAGATCTTGTCGGAAAAGACATCATCTTTCACCGAGTACGTATCCCACATTTTTAACCAGGGTTGGGGTACGTGAGCCGCAAGGTCGGGCAGGTTCAGCGGCAGTAGATCACACTTAGCATCGAGCGTACTCTCGACGGCCATTTGTACGTGGGGTGGAATCCTCCAGAGTTTCTCCACGAGTGTGCGGCTTCCATATCCTATTTCTACTGGGCGAACGGAATCCTGCTCTTCGATAGCTGTTAACAGCTGATCGCGCTCCCACAACGACATCCCGGCCGGCCCCCCTCGTTGCACCCATCCCTTGACATAATGTTGAACCGGCGCTGTAACACGCAAGCCGTAAAACGCCAAAGATTGGATGATCGGGGAGCCCGGATATTGGTGAGCAAGTGAAAGCGCCTTGCACCTTAGCAACATAAGGCTTTTCTTTTGACCAACCCGCAAGTACCTGTTGTTCGCATAACCAAACTTAGCCAGAACCTCCAAAGGATCCGTAAGGTTGCGCTGATCGCGCTCATCGAACACTATACCGCAGAAGGAAGCCGTACTCAAGTTTTCATGTACTTCCAGCTTCACCACCATACCCATTTTGGAGTACAGTGGCGTCGCTGGGATCTCGCCGGCGAAAGCAAAGATACCGTCATCGCCCTCGACGAAACCATCAACCTCGTCATCAGGGTCAAGAACCTTTAGCAACTCATCATCCTCCGGCAGTAGGAGGAGACCGGACGCCCAATCATCGATTTGCTGATCGGTTGGGTCAGATCCGAGGTGATCGGCCACAATGGCCAAAAACAGAGCTAACAAAAGATTCGAAACACCGTTTCCGAGGGAAGTGCACATTTCACCCGACATACGTGTCGCTAGCACCTCCACAATGAAGTCCTTCCAATGGCATTGGTTCTTGCCACCCAGGACTTGACGCACCAGTTTCATGAAGAACGCGCCCTCTGGAAGGTTCTGCGTCATCCATTCATAAATCTCGAACTCGCACGCATCCATCATCTCCGCTGTGAACAGAGACTCAAAAGACGTGTAATCCGTAGTCACGAAACTCTGCCCGACCCTGAACAGCCGGGCCGCGATGACGTGTGGACGCATCGCGACTGGTACGAACTTAATAAAATGCTTATTTTTAAAGACAGCTTTCTCAATGAGTTTGAAGATAGGTCCTACTGCGCACTTGAACTCATCTGTGCGCGAATTGATGCCGCGGCCGTGTTTGAACTCGCCGTAGAACTCGTCTTTCATAAAGGACTTGACGATTTTGTGCATCTTTCTGAGATTGGTCATTTTCTCAATCTTCGCCCATTTCTTTCGCAAATCTGCCTTCCTCCACTCCGGATAATTTGTCGATGCCAACCATGTTTCCACGGTCGTGTCTTCCGTGGCAGCTATCGGCATCAACTTACCCCTGGCCCACCTACGACAAAAAACCTTGAATAGCTTAACAAGATTCCTGTTCGGGGGAGGTGGCCGGAACGCCAAGCGTTTCACCACACCTGCCTGCGCAGTCAAGGTATCCCAACAATCTGGGTGAGGCATTGCCAGCCTTCCCAATGAGGTCCAAGGGACACTGCTACAGGCCGTCTAAACCGGGGATCTCTCTGCACAACTTCGCTCATTCTGGTGCCATCCTTCACCGCCGAAAGAGTAGCTAGTGGAACTTCCAGATAGCGATAGCCGTACAGGAGACGCTTCAGACGTGGTCCTGGTCTTTTGGGCCACCGACATCAATCAAGCCTAAATAATACGCATAAAAATGCGAATCTTCCTTCGCCTGCCGGAGCGCAGTATAGCACAGAACCGCTGTGTTGAAGGAAATAAGCTCGCCGTCGATGGCCTCGTATCGGTCATCATTAACACGATGGATGGTACGACATGCCGCTTTCACGCGTCGCCACATAGTAGAATCAGGTTCATCAACCTCCTGATTCGCTGGCGACACAACCTGAGCGAATTTTTCCAAAGAAACAACAACACGGCGATTCCAGCGAGCCATGGTGAAGCCACACCAACGAGTGGTGAAGCTAGCCACAGCAAAGCCAGGATTGCGGTGCGTGAGTTCCAAAAGATTATTCGCGTCGGGGCGGTTGTCTCTGGGCAGGTCTGAATCCGGCCCGTGCTCTTCAGTCACTTCCGCATGAGCCTCCTCGATCGTTGCAGTGAAAGTATAAAATGGCTTACAACGGAGGGTAGCGTACGAGGCGATGCCCACGCTCGCGCACGCTACAGCGGAAACAATGGCGTTGGCTAGAACTCCGCGCTTCGAAGCAGCGGCGAACCAAACGGTTCCAGCACAAGCAGCACTGATGGCACGGGTAACCGTAGCCGGAATAGACTTTGGGCGTATCATTTCGCCGAGGAGAGCCATGCCAGCGGACAGCAGGAAGGAAGGAATTCCCCACAGGCCAGCTTCTAGGAACACCCCATTAGCGGTGTTGGCTCCCAGAAATAACGCACTCGCAATCCCCGCCGATGCCATAACAGCATGGTGAGGTGCGACGAAGACCCGATCCACGAACTCGGTGCCCTCGGCAGCTTCCACAACGCGATCTACATAGTCACAATCTCTCATGACCAGCTCCTTCGCCTCGCGCCGCGCTTTTTCATGCGCTTCATTCTTCTTCTCAGCGAGCTCGGCACGCAGCTCCTTGATTGCCGCGTCCTTCGCTCCCTCTTTATCAATGGCGTCCTTGAGCGCCACCGACAGTTCCTTAGTTGATGATCTGCCACCAGCTCGGCACTGGGCTGCCATGTGTCCGCGCTTACCGCACTTCGCACACTTAGGCCCCGAACCGGGCGGCCTGTTGGGACACTTACGCCACACGTGTCCCTCCAAGCCGCACTCGTGACAATTCACCGGGCGGTTGCTGTTTCTTGATCCGGATGAGCTTCCGGCGTCCGAGTTGTCCGAGTCCTTCGTGGCACGCGGTAACAACGGGGTACGACCGTCTTCGACAGGCAACTCGTTCGATTGAAGCGAACCAGAGACCCTGCCGTCCTCGGTGTCGGACATTAATTTGCGGGCGTGCGCGCTTTACCCTCATAGCGCGCCGCCCCTTGAACTGCTTGCTCGCGAGACAGACAATAATCGGAAGCAATGCGGAGTTGGAATCCTCCTGGTATCATCAACATGAGACTCGTGCGGAACTGCTTGGGATTCAAATGAATAGCAGCGCGATACCCAAAGCGGTGCTTTTGATTTTCCACCCGAAGACAGAACTCGCGACGCTCAAACGCCGACAATTCAACATTGCTCCAATCCACTGACCGGAGACTTTCATACGTTCGCAGACCATAATGCGATGCGCCAGACACTGCCCAAGGCACGGTATCTCGCGCATACTTAAACGTTCGCAGACCAAAATCGTAGGTGACGGCAACTGCGTTGCTATCCCTGGCAGTTTTATAGACCTGCCGACCTAAGTCGACAGACTGTGCGACTGCCTTGGAATCGCGCACAGCTTCATACGTTCGCAGACCATATGCACTCCACGCATTTAAATGCGCGCCGGTAACAACCGGAGAAATGAAAGACGTGACGCTTGACCAGCCGGTGGCACTCTGGGTGCCATTCCCGGGGGTTTCAGCATTGGCGGCAACTACATAGTCATCATCGGTCAGGACACGAGCGGTTTCGAACTCGTCGGTACCGGGGCACAAATCCCTATTATCACGATAGGCAATCAAATTGCCATCGGCGGCACGACGAACCACAGGTAATCCATCGAGAGTGACCATGCAAGGAGCCGAATCTTTCGCTTGCTGGCGGGCCGAAAAGGCCGGAGGAACAAAACCACTGGCACGCCGGCCAGCGGATCCCATCCACCCTTGAACAGAGGCCCAAGAGTCAGACCAAGTGCGCTTAGGCGCAGGTGCGACGACAGTCGAAGCGACAGCCCGTTCGTCATTCGGGACGCTAGGCTGCACCACAGGTGCACTCCCAACTTCCACATTCAGAACAGGTTGCTCAACAACCTCATCTCCACCATTAGACGCCTTCGCAACACCCATCCAACCCGAGAGCTTGCCGCGGGTATCCTCCCACAGAACAAAGAATCGCTTCATTCCGGGTTGCTTGTTTCGTAAGCTTACGAGTACTC